CCGACCGCGAGGTGCGCCACGGTCCCGTCGACGAAGATCCGTCCCGGGGTCCGCGTCCTGTACCAGTCGAGGTGCGGGACGACCGGAGGCTCGGGAGGAGCCGCCTCGACCTCGGGCTCGGGGGCCGAAGGCATCTCCGGCGCGGACCCTGCCGGGATCAGACTCTCCGAGTCCTCGTAGGTCGCCGGAGGGACCTCGGGCACGGGCTCCTTGACTGCTCGCTTCTTCGCCATGGAGGCAGTCTACACGCGCAGCCTCGACCGCGCACCGAGCGACGGAAAGCGACGAGGCCGGAGCCCCCGCGAAGGGAGCCCCGGCCTCGTCGCGAGCGAACGCTCAGGCGTGCTCGATCACCGAGGCCCGCTTGAACCGGGAGCTGTTGCCGACGAGCCCGTCGCTCGGGACCGGGAAGTCGCCCGACCACGACCAGCTCTGCGACACGATCTGCTGGAGGCGGTCCAGCGGCGCACGCAGGATGTACCGGATGCGCTCGGTCATGACCGCGACGCCGCCGTTCATCACCGAGAACTCGCCGATCTTGCCGGTCACGCCAGCGTCCGTGAGGAACTGGCTCTCGTCGATGTACTTCTCGTAGATCGCGCCGCCACCGAGCACGATCTCCCGCTTGATCGCGACGCCGCTCTGGTTGATCACCTCGCCGCCGATCTCGGGGCTCTCACGAGCGAAGCCCGCGCCGCCCGAGGTGTCGACGAGCGCGCCGCTGTTCGTGTCGTCGGGGTTCTCGACGTTGCGGTAGAAGCGGCAGCCGACGAGCTGGCCGATGCCGAGGTCACGGTAGACCGCGTTCTCGGGCAGCGACTGGAAGAGGCGCTGGAAGGCGTTGTCCTGGAAGAGCTGCGCCTCGCCCTCGGGCGTCACATGCACATGGTAGAAGCCGTCCGCGGTCGGCGGGACGTTCTGCGAGCGCATCCGAGCCACCGTGTTGATGATGTCCTGGAGGGTCAGGACGTTCGCGACCGTGATGCCGTCGATCGTCGCCGAGCCACCGACGCGGGTGATCCGCGAGCGGGTCAGGGCGCGGACGCCCGCACGCAGCGCGAGCGGAGCCGAGAGACCGGCGCCGAGGGTCAGGACGCCGGGCCCCAGCGGGTCGGCCGGGACGAGCGGCGCCGCGCCGATCACGGTGTTCGCCGCGGGGCCCGCGGAGAAGGTGATCGGGAGCGGGTTCGCGGGCGAGACCGGCAGGAGACGACCCGCGACGAGGACCTCGTTGAAGCCGTTCAGCGAGGCGACGACGATCGAGGTCGCGCCAGCGAGCGCCGCAGCGATCGAGACGGTCTCCCCGCCGAGGTAGGCGCGGAAGAGCCGGTCGCGCACGAGCCGGTTCATCGTCTGGCCCGCGTTGAGCCCGAGCTGCACGGTGTCGCGCAGGAACGTCGGCGCGAGGCTGACGTAGGAGGTCGGCATGTGCGTGTCGAGGCTCTTCCCGTACTGCGAGCACTCCGCCTCCCACTGCTCGATGGCGTAGGTCGCGGGGGTCGGGTCCGAGCCCGGGGTCAGCGGCGTGGTGTCGACGCTGACGAGGCCGGTGCGGGTGTAGACCTGCCGCTGGCCGATGTTCGCGTCCCACTTCTCCGCCATCGCCTCCGAGCGGTAGAGCAGGCGAGGGAAGAGCGCGTCGTGGAAGACGCGCTCCAGGGTGCGGTCCTGGATCAGGTTGACGATCGACGGGTTGAGTCCGAGCTGTGCGATGCTCACGAGAGCCTCCGGGGAAAGAGTCTGTGGTGCGTCTCGTGGCTCCCGAGTCCCGACCGTCTACCGCCGTCGTCCGCGTAGGGAAGCCTCTGATGACGCTCGAATCGTGCACCGCGCCGATGCGCGCTGCAATAGCGGTCAGTCCTCGCCGCCCGTCGGCGAGCGCAGGAAGCCTGCGAGGCCGGTCAGGAGCGCGACGAGAGGAGCGCGAAGCTCCTCGGGCGCGTAGAGGACGATCGAGACGGCGCCGCCGATCAGAGCGACGAGCACCGCAGCCTGCGGCCAGTTGATCTTCGGGAGCTTCACGAGCGTCCTCCGTGCTTCCGTTCGAGGTCGCGATCGGTCTGAGACCGAGCCGCAGCGAGCGTCGCGTCGAGCGCAGCGAGGACGGCGTCGCGCTGCCCCAGGCCCTCTGCGAGCGAGATGATCGTCTGGATGCCCAGGACAGCGAGGCGGATCACTTCCTCTGGCTTCACGGTGTCCTCCCGTAGAACGTCACCTCGTAGCGCACGCCCGCAGGACAGCTCCAGAGACCGACGCCGTCGTCGTAGCCGTAGGCGTAGACCTGGGGACAGAGCCGATGCACGAGATCCGTGTAGCTCGTCGAGGCGACCGGACCGGCTCGGCACTCCTCGGGCGACACCGGAGGCGTCGGGCAGCAGTAGTCCTGCGCCTGCTCCGCGGTCGGTGCGAAGGTCGGAGCGTTGCCGCGCTGCGAGAACGTCAGCCGCCCGCAGTCCGAGTAGCATCCCGCTCCTCCGGCCACGAGGCTCAGGTTCGCGAGGTCAGGGTAGGCGCCTCCGCTCGACAGGTCCTCGCTCGTCGGGCAGGCCGAGAGAGCGAGCGCAGAGCAGTCGATCGCTCCTCCCGTCGGACCGCCTGGGCAGTCTCCGACGACGCGGACCGCGAACGGCAGCGTGTAACCGTCCACGAGGCTCGTGTCCCAAGAGTCGGTCGAGGGCAGCGGCATCCCGCTCGAAGGGTTGATCTGGCACGGCTCGACGAGGCAGCCGAACGTGCCCTCGAACTTGCTGTCGATCGGCGGAGCGCAGCCCTCAGATGGACAGGTGAAACCGTCCGCGCTCGGGCCTCCGCTCTGCCCGATCTCGCAGCCGTTGCCCGTGTCGTCGCACCCCAGGCCGGGCCAGAAGCGCGTCCCAGCGAGGCCACCAGCGGGGACCGCGTAGTCGTGGTGATCGCCGGGAGCGAGCAGGATCTGATGCGCGTCGGGAATTGTCCCGCCACCCTCTGCGCCGAGCCAGAAGATCCACATCGGCTCGGAGGAGCCGTTGATGATCCGGAGCCTCGACGGCGCTCCTGCGTCCGCCGCGGGCGAAGGCGTAGGGCAGCCAGAGAGCCCGAGGACGAGCGCCAGAGCGAGGAGGGCGCAGCGGTTCATCGGCTCACCGCTTCGAGCGCCGCGTCGCAGCGAGCACGCTCCGCTGCGAGGTCGGCGAGGTCCTGCTCCCGCGTCGTCCCCTCGCGGTCGACGATCGCTCGCTCGTTCGCGATGCAGAGCGCGACCTCCGCCGCGTAGGCGACGCGGAGCTGCTCCGAGGCGCCGCAGGAGACGCCCATCGAGAGCAGAGCGAGCGAGACGATCGCAGCCCTCACGGGATCCCCAGCTCCGCCTTGCGGCGGGACCATTCGCTCGCATTGAGGTCGTAGGCGCTGCGCGGCACCTGGACGGGGTTCGACGGCGGAGGCTTCGGCGCCCCTGCGGTCGAGGCAGTCGTCGTCGGAGGCACCTCGACCTTGCGAGGCTCCGGCTCGGGAGCGTCGACGCCGAGAGCGACGCGCTCTCGCTGGTCGGCGATCAGCTCGCGGAGGTACGCCTCCTCGTCCAGCTCCTCCGAGTCGGGAAGCTGGTTGAGCTTGTCCATGATGCGCCACGTTGCGTAGTCGGGGTTCCGCACGCCATGGCGAGCGAAGAGCTTCGTGAGGTGCAGATCGACGCGGGCCTGCTCCGCCGCAGCGGACGCAGCCTCGGCAGCCTTCCGCGCTTCGGCCAGCTCCGCCTGGAGCTTCTCCTGCTCCGACATCGCGGCCTTGCGGCGCTCTTCCTCGGCCCGCTCCAGGTCGGCGAGCTTGCCTCGCGCAGCCTTGATCTCGTCCGCGCTCTCGGCGCCAAGCTCCCGCTTGAGGAACGAGCGCACCGCTCGATCCATGCGCTCGTTGAGCTGCTTCGTCGTCAGCGTGACCGTGTCCTCCGCGGGCTCTGCCTGGGGAGGCGCTGCTACGGGCGCCGGGCTCGGTTCCTTCTCACTCATCCTCGCCTCTCCTCTTCCGCCTCTTGCCGCAGGCGTCGCGTAGTGGGTCCTCGTCTCTCCGAGGCGTCACGCCTGCTGACGCGGGCGTTCGCGAACGACTCAGAAGTCGGCCTGCTCCGCGAGGCGCGACGAGAGCGACGAGGTGCCACCCGAGCCCGGGGTGATGACGTAGGTCAGGCTCGCCTGACCCGCGACGACGTCGGCCGCGTTGAACGCGATCGCGCTGCCCGCCGCGTCGATCGCGACCTCGCCAGCGGCCGGAGCCGAGCCGCGGTCGACGACGATCTTCGCGCCCGGGATCACGCCCGAGATCACGCTCGCCGAGACGAGGAGCACCGCCTTGCGACCGCTCGGGAGCGCCGCCGAGGAGGCATCGACGAAGACGCTCTCGGTGATCAGCTCGCCCTCGAAGGGCAGGTAGGAGACCTCGGCCTGCGTCACGGCGTCGGCCGCAGCGAAGACGATGTCGCCCGAGGCGCTCACCGAGAACTCGCCCGCGACGGGAGCGCCGCCCGCGACGTAGGCGAGCGGGCCGGTCGCGCCGCCCGCCGAGGCGAACGCCGCGAGACCGAGCTTCGCCTTCGACGCGCTCGGGAGCGCGATGGCGTTCGCCACGACCGCCGAGTCGACGAAGATCGGCTCCAGCGCCAGCGCCGAGCCGAGCTGCGCGATCTGCGCTCCGCTCGGGAGCTTGTTGGGGTTCGACTCGTTCAGAACATCCTTGATGGTCCGTGCCATGTCCTCTGTCTCCTCGTCTCAGGTAGTGCGGCCAGCGGCCACGATGGTGAGGTTCGCGGCCCCGCTGAACTGGACCCGCTCCGGAGGCGCAGGGAGGCTCCCAGCGACGCCGAACTCGCAGATGAACGTCCCCCAGACGGGAACGTCCGCTCCGGCGCCCTGGGCGCTCGGAGTGCCGGCAAAGCCGATCGTCGCAGCGCCCGTGCCGCCGAGGACGTCGAGCGTCGCGCCCGTCCCCGTGCCGACGCCCAGGAGCAGGATCTGCCCCGAGGTCGCAACCGAGGCCCGAGGCGTCGGCAGACCAGCGAAGGCACACGCCGCGTTGATCCGAGCGACGACCTGGGCCGCGCTCTGATCGCCAGCGAGAAACGTGACCGTGATCGCCGCGCCGTCGAAGTCCAGCAGGAGCGTCTCGCCGCCCGCGAAGAGCGTCGGGAAGATCCCGCCCGTGCCCGTCAGCTCGGGGCTCGCAGCGCCGATCCGCAGCGCGATCGGCTGATCGCTCCGGACGTAGAGCAGCTCGATCGCCGTCAGGTCGCCGAGCAGCGAGAGGTCGACGAACGACGAGCCGACAGCCCCGGGAGTCGAGATGCGGATCGGCTCCGCAGTCTCGACCGCCGACTGGAACTGCTGGCCGGTCGCGCAGCGGAGCGTGATGCTCTTCGTCGAGCGATCCGCAGAGCCGCACGAGGAGACGCAGGCGCCTCCTCCGATCTCCAGGACGCCCTTGAGGCTGATCGAGTCAGTCACCGATCACCGCTTCGGGGGCATCGGGGAGCCGGTCGACGAGCCGGGCTCCGGCAGCGGAGCCGTCGCGTCGGTCGGCCGGAAGCCGCTCGTCGTCATCGGCATCCCCATGCCGGAGTGCGACTCGATCGGCAGCTCCGCCTCGGTGAAGAAGCGCCCAGCGGGCGCTCCGCCCTGCGTCACCGCAGGGTTCTGGTGGGGGCCCTGCCGGGTGTCGCCTCCCATCGGGTTGACGGCTCCAGGCTGATCGAGGAACGAGGGACGGTTGTCGGCCATGCGCGGAGCGTCGCACCGACGCTCACCGCACGCAAGGGTCTGCGCCCGTCAGCGCAGGCGGAAGGGCTTGTAGTCCTCGGGCCCGACAGGACGGATCGGCAGCTCGCGGAGCGGGCTGTCCTGGAGCCCGCCGCTGCGCTTGCGCTCGACGTCCTGATGGTTCGGTCGAGGCTGCGCGAAACGCTCTGCCTCGGGGACGTCGGCGGGGAAGGGACCGTAGGTGTCGGCGGGGTAGCCCATGCGTCGATGGTAGCCGAGCGTCAGGGCGACCGCACGACGCCGCGCTGCGCCCTCGACGTCGCCCGAGCTGCTCGCAGGCGCGATGCCTGATGCTCGGGATCGATCCCAGCGCCGTCGCGCCTCCGAGCGGCCTCGATGCGACCCGCCGAGAGCGGACGAGAGATCGGGGTTTCCTCCCACTCCGGGAGCCACGGAATCACGACCTCGCGGTCGTTCGGTCGCGCCGGAGGCTGGAGGTAGACCCGCCCAGCGCCGTCGACGAAGGGCTCTTCGAGGCGACGGATCTGCCCGTGGACGACGACCGAGTCGAACGCCGTCCGGTTGTCGAACGTCGCGAGGATCTTCTTCCGGAGCTGCGGGAACTCCTGCCGCTGCTCGAAGAGCCCCTCCATCCTCGCGACCGAGTAGGCGCGAGCCGTCTCCGTCCGGATGATCCTCCAGGCCCAGGAGCGGTAGCGGACGAAGAGGCCCTCGGGGATCTCCTCCTCGACGAGGCGCACGACGCCGCTCTGAGTCTCCCTCGCCGCGAGCGAGACCGTCCCCGTAGGCCCGCCGTGCCCGCACAGCTCGTCGACCATGTCCCGCTGCGAGATGCCCGCGATCAGCCCGCGCCGCATCCGAGTCTCGAACTCGGCGATCATCGCCTGCCCGTAGCGATCGACGCTCGTCGCCCGCTGGACGAGGAGCGAGCTGTCCGCTCGGAGCGTCCGCATCATCGTCGCCGCAGGACGCAGAGCCAGAGGGCGAGCGATGCCCCTAAAACGGGCGTCCAGCGAGGCGAGGAGCCGGAAGGTCTCCCGGTAGCCCTCTGCGCTCGCCGCGCTCGTCGTGTTGCCTAGGAGGTTCGAGAGCCCTCGCGTGACCCGGCGCCGCACCAGCTCGATCTGCCGCTGGTAGGAGACCAGCGAGGCAGGGGTGAAACGCTCGTCCGAGTCGGCGTAGCGCCGCAGCCGACGACGCAGGAGGCGATCTGCCGCGTCGAGGTCTCGGAGCAGCTCCGCGTTCGCCGCTCGACCCGCCCGGTCGGTCGCGGTCACGACGCGGTCAGCTCGGCTGATGCTCGCTCGCAGAGTCGCGTCGACCCGAGCCCTGGTCTCCGCGTCCACTCAGCCCTCGCGCACGAGCGTCCAGCGGACGACGGGGTTGGCGACCTGTCCGCCGAGAGCGAGCGCGACGAGGTGCTGCCGCGCCTCCCACTCCTCGGCACAGAGAGGGGCGCAGACGTAGAGCGGATCGCGGTCGTAGCGGAACGAGGCTTCGAGGCGCTCGGACGCCAGCGACCGAGAGCAGACCGCGCAGCCCCTCACGACTCCGCCTCGACCTCGACCTCCGCCGTCTGCCCGCCAGGGCCCGGAGGCACGCTCTCTCGCTCTTCCTCGCCTTCCGCCTCTGCCTCGCCCTCCTCTTCGCCCTCGTATTCTGGCTCGGGGCCTGGGCCCATCGCCTTCTGCGCGAGCTTGACCTCCTGCTCCGAATCCTCGTGGATGCGCTCCAGCTCCGCTGCGACGTCGTCGACGCCGAAGAGCGTCTGCACGCTTGCGACCGAGGTGTGCTGCGAGATGACCGGCTTGCCGCCGTTCGCGAGCTTCGCCGCCTCCGCAGCGGTCTTGATGTCGTTCCAGGTCGGCGCGAAGTAGGGGTTCCAGTTTGCGACGATGTCCGAGGACGCACCGGGACTGCGCTCCTCGACGAGCGTCTGCCCGTCCTTCTCGGAGACCTTCGGCGGGAGCTTGACGGGCTGCCGCACGACGACGCGCTCGCCCTCCTCGGTCGTCAGCTCGCGCTCCGAGGCGCCCAGCGTCCGAGCCGCCGAGAGCATGTCCCGCAGGATCGGGAGAATCGCGAACTCGGTGTACTGCTCGCGCAGGAGGTCGCACTTTGCCAGCATCGGCGCGTAGAGGATCCGCAGCGCCTGGGCGCTCTGCGCTGCGCCAGAGAGCTTCTCAGGGTCGGCGAGGACGACGCCGCAGGAGTCGAGCGCATAGGCCCGCAGGCGGTCGAGGAGCTGGAGCGCCGTCTGCGTCGAGCCGCCTCGAAGCTCCAGGTATTCCGCTCCGCCCTCGGACCAGATCACGTTGTCGCTACCGCGCCGGAGCACGCCGTCGTTGTTCGCCGCGCTCGCCTTCACGACGAGCGTCGGGTCGACGTTGCTCTTCGTCCCTCGCGAGGTCGCCGACAGGAGCTGGTTGATCTCGTCGAGCGTGTCGCAGAGCCCCTCGTAGTCGCTCTCGCCGTCAGGGTCCTGGCTGTCGGGCAGGTTCTGGACCCAGTAGAACGGGCAGAAGCCGAAGCCGTGCGCGATCGTCCGCGAGGGAGCGTTGCGCCACTGCACGGAGGCCGCGACGTCCATCGGCATCGGATCCCAGACGATCTCGACCCGCTCGTCCCAGAACCTCGCGTAGTAGAAGTCGCGGACGACGACCTTCCCGCGCTCGATGATCTGCCGCGGGAAGCGGTACGCCTGGATCGCCGCGCCGACGCGCATCTCCGAGCGGTCCGCCCAGCGCAGCACCGTGCAGTGCTTCGCGTTGAGGACGTCGACCCTCGGACGCCCTCGGACGAATCCCCAGGACAAGCACACCGAGCCGCACGCTCCGCCGAGGGACCTCGCCTCGGCCATCCGAGCAGGCAGACGAGCAGCGTCGGACAGCGCCTTGACGTAGTCCTCCGCGTCGGAGTCCCCGGGCACGCGCAGCTCGGGGAAGCGGTCCGAGCCGAAGAGCATCGAGGTCAAACGGTTGACGACGACCTTCGCGAGGTCGTAGCGAGACGAAGGCTTGCGCCGCTTGTACGGAACGAACCAGCCGGGCGCGATGTCGGCCTCGGCCCCGTAGCCGAGGAACATCCCGTCCCAGTCGTACTGCTTGTGATCGTCCTGCGTGCAGCGGTAGTAGCTCTCCTGCCGATCGATGGCGCGATGGCGCCTCGTCTCTGCGAGGTCGAGAAGCCGCACGCCGTCGAGGAGGTCCATCAGGTGCCCTGGTTGATCAAGTTGCGCGAGAGAATATCGCAGGAGATCACGACCGGACGACCGGAGAGCGTCGTGCTGCCTGCGACGAAGCCCAGCTCCATCGCGACGTAGTAGCCCGCGACGAATCCAGCCGCGGCAGCGTTCGGCGTGCGGTAGACGATGCGGGACGCCCCGACGCTCGCGTCGTCGTAGGTGTCGTCCCAGATGATCGTCCCGGTCGGCCCTGCTGCGACGTCCTGCGAGGTGCCGTCGAAGACCGTGTAGCGGAGCCTCCAGCGCACGGTCGCGCCCGCCTGATCCGTGTTGACTGCCTTCGTCCAATGAACGTGAAACGAGGCGTCGCTTAGGTACGTCGTCTGGATCTTGGAGTAGGCATACACGAGGTCCGTGTCCCGCTGATAGTGGAGTCCTATCAGCGTGCCGATGATCTCAGGCTCGGGGCCTCCTCCGGGCACGGTGCTATTCGTACTCGGCGTGATCCCCGGCGTGTGGATGACGCGGGACGCGCCGCGTAGCTCGTCGAGGCTCGGATAGTCCACGAAGGGGTAGGTCGGCATCAGATCACCGCCTCTGCCACGCCGCTCTCGCCGAGCTTGATCTCGGTCTTGCGGACGAACCCCCTGATCCGCATCGACTGATCGACTGCCTCGATCTGCTCGACCTTGAGGTTGCCATACAGCCGCAGATAGACCGACTCGACGGGCTGCTTGAGGATCTCCACCTTGACCTCGGCCTCGGCGTAGATCGCCTCGGGCTCGATGAAGCGGACGTATTCGAGGTCGAGCATCACCGCACTCCCGGCGCGTACTGCGAGAGATAGATGTAGTCCAGTTCGATCTCGCGGTTTGATGCGCCCGCGCTCTTGAAGAGCTTAGCCGCAGGCGTGAGCGTCGCCGACGCGAGAGGATCGACGACTGCTGGCAGAGCGGTCGCTTGTGGCGTTGCGTCGCCGGGACTCGGGTTCGCAACAGACCAGACCGCGCCCGCATCGGAGGAGTAGTCGAGACGCAGTCGCGTCCACTGACCCGCGACTGCGGGCACCGGGACCGAGACAAGATCAACGCCGCCGATGCGGAGGATCGACGTCCACGCACCCGCGAGGTCGAGCCTCCATCCGATCTCCGCTGCGCCCGTCGCGAGCACCGTCGAGTCCGCGAGCCCCACGAAGGCAAGGTAGTTTTCGAGCGCGGTCGGGAGCGTCGGCACGCGCACGAGCGCCTCTACCGTCAGCCGACCGAGCGGCACGCCCGCTGGCAGGCGCATCCTCGACGCGCCGCGAGAGAGCGCCACGCGCCCCGTAGCCGTCGTGCCCGTCGCGACCCGCACGACGCCGGGATGGATGAGATCCCCGGCAGGAGGCACGACGGCGAAGACGCCTGCGCTCGCTCCGGTCGGCGCGACCGTCCAGCCAGTCGAGCCTACACCAGAGATCGAGACGAAGTCCTCGCTGATGATCCAGCCGTTCGCCGCAGAACAGACGAGAGGACTGTCGTAGTAAATCGGCTGGCTCATAGGAGCCTCCATACGCCGAGCCCGCCGAGCGAGACGAGCATCTGCGACCGCTGCGGCAGCGCGAGAGTGTATGTCGGGCTGTCGTCGATCAGGTCGCCCGCCGACGCGGTGATCTTCAGCTCGGTCCCGTCAGTCGGAGCGAGGCATAGCACCAGCGACCCTCCCGTGTCGCGAGCGGGCGGTAGCTCCACCGCTCCTCCTGTCCCGTCCGCGATGGAAAAAACCTCGCCGGGGCGCAGTGTGTCGCCCGCCGCGCCGTCGTAGCGGTATCCGAGCGAAAGACCTCGTACCGGAACGGGGATGTTCGCGGGCATCAGACCACCCACCAGTCGGAGCCATCCGAACGGAACGAGAGCACCGAGTACGCCGACGCGGGGAGCGCGTAGTTCGCTGCGCCGTCGATGTTGCCCGCTGCCGCAGAGACGGTGATCGCGTCGATCACATCGCTCGTGGTTTTCTTCACCGTCACCGTCTGCCCCGTGCAGACGTTCGCAGCGGGCAACGTCACCGAGATCCCACCGACTCCAGTCGGCGCGACGCGAACTAGCTCGTCGCCGCGGACGCACGAGTAGGAGCCACCAGACGCGACGGGAGGAGTCGCGATCTGCCCCGCGTACTGCGAAGCGAGGGCCGCGTACATCACTTGCTCTTGCTGCAGGACGACGCTCCCGCTCCAGCCCGAGAGGGCTGGCGTGTCGGCGTTGACCGCAAGTTGATACGACAGCGATCCGCTACCGCTGATCCAGTCGTCGGGGATCGGAGCCAAGGACACTGGCGCGACGCAAAGGATAATGTCGCCCGCCGCCCCTTGGATGATCGGCGCAGTCGGCGCTGGGACCGCGTTCCACGCTGCAGACTGGGAGGCGAGAACGATGGTCGCCCCCCCTCCCGGCGTGAGCCACGCGGGGGCGGATCCGCTGTTGTAGACGCACGCCGCGAGGCCGACGAAGAGCACCTGTACGGCGGGGGTCGCTGAGAAGGTCAGGCTTTCGCCCGGAAACGATGGCTGCAACTCCAGAATCAGCCCGTCCGCGACCGTTGCGAGGTTGTCCAGCGTCGCGCCCGCCGGGACCGTAAGGCCCGAGACGCCGGGAACCAGCGCAGATGCGCGGAGCGTACCCCCGCGCAAGTCCCAGACGCCAGCCGTCACCGTCGCTATGCCCACGACAGTAATCGTCGGAGCCACACCGGGCGGCTGGAGCGCGATAGCCGCCATCATGTCCGACCACGACTGGTAGACGTTCGCGGTGGGGTCTTGTGTGAGGCTCGGACCAAAGAAGTACGCAAAGCCCTCGATCGCGGGAACCCACTCCGTGCCGTCGTAGGACAGCGCGAAGCCGGGGCTCGGAGCCGCCGGATTCACCGGGACGCCTTGCAGGCCGACGACGCTCGCTGCCGCGCTGCCTGGGCCCGTCGCGGTGACGTCCCCGGTCAGCGCCGTGATGCCGCTGCCGCTGCCTCCGATGGCGCCCGCAGCGAGGAGGAGCGCCGAGAGGTCGCCCGCGCTGTCAGGGACCGAGGGGCGGCTCCCTCGCGCAGCGAGGAACGCGAGGCGCGACGCCTCCATCGTCGCCGAGTTGTAGAGGACGACCGCGAGGCCCGCGGTCTGGAGCTGCGGGAGGTCGATGGTCGCAGCGTCGAGGAGCGAGCCTGCGGACGCGGAGAAGGCGCCAGCGACGAAGTCTTCGAGCACGAGGTAGAGCACGATCAGCCTCCCGACCCTCGGACGATCCGCGTCTGCGTCAGCGTGTCCGCGGTGACCCGCAGGTAGAGCGTCCCGACCGCGAGCGGGACGCTGCTCGCGAGCCCGTACAGCTCGCCGCCCGTCAGCGTGATCGCCGCCTCCAGGAGGTAGAACCTCCGGTCGGCGAGGCCCGCCGTCGGGTCGTCCGCTCCGGGGTCGACGTCGGTCCCGTCGTCGAGGACCCAGGCGTCGAGCGTGACCGTCTCCGCAGCGGGCGCGTCGAGGACGAGCCACGCAGGGATCACGGTCGGCTGGCTCACCAGGAACTGCCGCCCGAAGCGAGCGAGGAGCGCGTCGGGGACGAGGCCCGGAGACGCAGCGGGATCGGGGCCCACGATCGCGGGCTCGACGGTAGCGGACGCGGGGAAGAGCATGGTCGCGAGGGTACACCGGGCGCATGGGCGCCGCTACCGAGCCTGGAGGTTGTGCTGCCCGAAGACCTGGGGCGCGAACGACCTCGCGCCCTCGCGGGCGAACCACGACGCCATCAGCCGGTCGCCCGTGTGCGCCTCGGGCGAGTAGAAGAGCATCTCGCGCATCCACTCCCGAGCCTCCTCGGGGACCTCGTCGCCCGTCGCGCCTCCAGGGACGATCCAGAGCCCCTGCCGCATCTCGATCGCGAGGCTCTCGACGCCGAAGTGCTCGTCGTACTTGTTCCGGCCCGTGAAGAACGGGCGAACCGGCAGGGCGCGGTCCGAGGCGAACTGCACGAGGAACCGCTGCGCGGCGTTGCTCTCGACGAGGATGTGGCTCTGGTAGCGGGCGTGGATGTCGAAGAGCCTCTGGAGGATGTCGGGCGCAGTCCAGCGTCCCGCTTGGATCTCCAGCACGACTCGACGCCGCTTCCCGACCGGCTCCAGGCCGATCGTGAAGAGGACGCTGAGAGCGTCCGCCTCGGTGTCGCCGACGCCCAGGTCGACGCCCGTGAAGCACGGCCAGACCTTCCCGTGCGTGCTCGGCGCTCGACGGTACGGGCCCCAACCTCGACCGGCCTCGATCATCGAGTCGAGCCAGCTCTGGTGAAAGCGGCTCTGCGAGTCGGTCCGGACCTCGCAGAGGTACTTCCTCGCGAAGTTGATCGGCGTCGTCGAGGCGTAGACGTTCCGCAGCCGCTCCACGGGGAACGCCTCGGGCCAGAGCGGCCTCCACTCGCCCTGCGCGTCCTCGGGGTTCAGCACCGCGCTGTAGCGCGACGAGGCCCACCCTGGGCGCTTCGCGAGACGATGCCCGAGATCCTCCGTGCTCCAGGGCGTGTTCACGAAGTGGCAGAACGCGCCCTCGGTCAAGCGGGTGCTGATGGTCGAGTCGAACCACGCCTCCAACTTCCCGAGCTGGTCGGGAGTGCGCGTGTTCTCGAAGTCCAGGACGTCGTCGAGGATCACGCCGTCGAGCCGCGAGCCGACGACGGGCCCGCCGACGCCGAGGGCCTGGACGCTCGGATCCTTCGCGATGGTCGGACGCTCGATCGTGATCGCGTGCCCGTGCCACGGGTCCTCCTCGTGCGGGCTCTGCCGCAGATGCGGGAAGACCTCGTGGACGCGCTCGTTCCGCTCGATATGCGCCTTGAGCGCAGCGATCAGCTTCTGCCCCTGCGACCCGGTGTTGCTGACGAGCGCGAGACGCCTCGACGGGTCGGTCCCGAGGAGCCAGAGGACGCGGCCGACCGCGATCTGCTGCGTCTTGCCGTGCTCGACCGGCGCCCAGAGGACGGCCCGATCGTGCGCGTCTAGGAAGCGATGCCACTCGACATGGTGCGTGGCGTTCCGCAGCCGCTTCCCGGTCTTCTCGTGCGAGAGCGCGTACTCGCAGAACGCAGCCGCCGACCGGCGACAGCTCCGCAGGAGCAGCTCGTGCCGCGCCCGCGCCCGACCGGCCCAGGTCACGACTCCTCGGGCCAGCGACCGTGCTCGACGAAGTGCCGGAGGTCGTCCTCCGACCTCGTCGCGAAACCGTCCTGCGGCCCTGCGTGGCGCGTCACCGTCTCGGTCTTCTGCGTCCGGACGAGCCCGATCCGGTCGAGGATCGAGTCAGCCGCAGCGAGGCGGACCTTGCTCTCGTGGCTCCCGACGATCGCCTGCCCGAGCGAGCCGATCGCAGCGTCTGCAAGGAACTCCAGCCGAGCCCTCGCCCTCGCGACGCGGGCCTCGCGGACCTCGCGGAGCTGCGCCTGGGCCTCCTCGGTTCGGAGCGTGTCGTAGACGGTCCGTTCCGCCGTCTGGAGCCTCTCGCCGATTTGCCGGTTCGAGAGCCCGTCCGCAGCGAGAGCGATCATCGCCTCGCGCTTCGTCGGGCCTACCCTCGTCGTCCGCTTAGTCACTCCGCCTCTGCCTTCCTCCGGCCTACTGCCGGGAGCACCATCACGCGCTGCATCCACGCTCGGAGGTCTCGCTCGCGGAAGCGGACCGACCTCGGACCCAGGCGGATTACGGGCGGTCCGAGCTGGCGATGGACCCTCACCCGGAGGTTCCCCGGAGTGATCCCGAGGAAGCGCGCCGCCTGCCTGTAGTCCAGGAGCTGCTCGTCGGGGTCTGGGATCGTGAGCTGCACCTCGAAATTTTGTAACGTGGCGAAACGCTCCGCAACCGAGATTCCTAGCGTTTCGCGCAGGAACCCCCGGGCGGAGATCAATACGCGGGGATCGGCGTAGGAGGGGCACCGGCCGCTCGGGAACGGCATCGCTGCGGCGCGGACGAGCCGACGAGCGATCACGACCCTCGTCCAGCGGAAGCGATGCCGCCTCGGGTCGAGCCCGAACGCCTGGGCCACCCTGCCGCCGCAGAGGACGAGCGGGTGCTCCGAGACTCTGCGGACCATCGCCTCCGCAGCCGCACGGAGGGCCTGTAGAGGCTCGCCCGCTCGGTCGACGAGGTGAGCCCCCTCCGCCAGCTCGAAGAGGGCGCCTCGGCCCTCCAGGCCCGCCAGACGGGCCAGCCTCGACCCGCTCTGTCCCTCCCAGGGTCCCGCCCAGGGAGCGCCGGGGGGAGGATGCTCGCCGACGAAGACCGGGAGGAGGGTCACGCTCGTCCAGGCGAGGGCTCGGGGATCGTGGCGTCGTGGACCCTCATCGAGAGGTCTTCCCAGCCGAGCTGGTAGAGCACCTCGCTTACGGGATGCCCCACGACGTTGTGGAGCGTCCAGCGCCAGCGGACGGGCAAGCTCCCAAGCCAGCGAGCGAGGGGCTTCATACTCCAAGCCATTGACTGCAGACTGCCCGAGCAACGGCCTCAGTCATCTTTGGAGGGACGCTCATTCCGACCATGTATTTACCGGTTTTGGGTTCATCTGCTTTGTAGTCATCAGGGAAAGACCCGAGTCTTTTCCACTCTCGGAAACAGAGTAGCCTCATCTCGCTCCAGTGGTTAAAAAGATCTGGGTTTGAAGTGATCGTCGGCGCTGGCTGTTTTTCTGACAGCCTACAATGCTGCCACCATGACGACTTCCCGGTCTCCCTCTTGAACCAGTGCTTGAAGCTCTGCCCTTGCTTTGTCGTTGACCATGCTTTTTTGGTTACTGGAGGAGGCGCCGTTTCTTCGATCTCTTCCTTCGTCAGCACGATGTCTCTGCATGCCTCTCCAGCAGAGATCCATCTGCTCCTTGGCGCAAGCCTCAGTTTGCTCGTTGAGACGTCCTCCCTGACGGCGCAGAAGAAGACTCGCTCCCTTCTCTGAGGAACTCCGCAATCTGCTGAGTTGATCAGGAAGAGTTGCGGCCTATACCCCAGCTCTACTAGCCTCGACATTACGAGCTTGCAATAACCCTTAGCATTGCCGAGGATCATGCCCTTGACGTTCTCTGCAATGATCACCTTTGGGCGTATCTTTTCTGCCAGATCTAGGTAGTCAAAAAACAGGTCTGACAATACCTGTTTCGCCTGACCTTCTCGAAAGTGCTTTTCCTTACCCCATGACTTCTCCCTGTCTCCTGCGGAGCTGAATGTTGAACAGGGCGGAGAGCCATCTAGTATGTCGATCCCGATTAGCTCACTCGGAAGCGTTGAGGACACTAGGTCTCGAATAGGGCAGAGGAAGTAGTGCTTCGGGTTCAGATTCCTCCGGTAGTGACTCGCCATCTTCGGATCAATGTCATTCGCGGCAACGACCTCGCATCCTGCGAGCTTGTAGCCCATGCTTGACCCGCCCCCGCAGGCAAAGGTGCTCATCACTCGCACGCCGTTAGGGGCGATCTGTTTGAGATCGGAGAGATCCCAGGCGCACTCAGGTCTTAGGGTTGAACTCAAAGCCGCACCTCGGGCAAGTGTTTTTCAGATCGAAGCTGTCAACATCAATCTCCTCTGCGCTCGACCCTGGTACCGAGTCGTGGCTCTGATCAAAAACTGACGCCTCGACCTGGAACTCGTCGGGCGTCCACCCGAGGGCCGCGATCTCCGCCTCGCTCTCCGCGCACTCTCGCAGCGCCTGACGCAGCGCCTCGTCGTCCCACTCCGCCAGCTCGGCCGTCCGGTTGTCCCGCAGCGCGTACCGTGTCGCCTCCCGGTCGTCTTCCTCGACGACGAGCACCGCGAGGCGCTTCCAGCCGAGCGCCTTCGCCGCCTGGAGCGTCCCGTTGCCCGCTCGGACGACCAGCCGCTCGCCGACCTTCTGCGCGACGATCGGCTTCCGCTGCCCGTGCTCCCGCAGACTCTCGGCGATCGCGTCGAGGTTCCGCTGGTCGTGCCTCCTCGCGTTCTTCGAGTCCAGCTCCAGCGCCCCGACGTCCATCGCCAGACCGGCGAGCTGCTCGTGGATCCTCTCCTCGCCCTTCCTCACGATCCGTCTCCTCGGAGGCGCCAGACGGGCTGCCTCCGCTTGTGCGAGCCCGTCTGGGCCCATCCTGTCTGCTCCCAGCCCTTGCCGCGGAAGACGCAGCCCATGAAGCGCCGGTCGACGACGTCGAGCATATTCCCGTAGCCGCGGGCCCGCATCTCCTGGAGGACGTCCCCCGCGGTGACGCCGCCGAAATGGAGCGCCATCGAGCGAGCGACGCCGCGGGCCAGCTCGATCACCTCGCTGCGATGCTCCTCCAGGAGGTCGAGCGCCGCCTCGCGCTTCTGCGCCTCGGTCGGACGGTCTAGGAGGTCGAGCTGCTCCGGAGCGCGCAGGGCCCGCTCCGCTGCCTCGACGAGCCCGCGGGACCGCTCCTCGACGAGGGCCTGCTCCGCGAACTCGGCCCGCGCTCGGAGGCGGTCCGAGACCGCAGCCGACCGGGACAGCTCCTCGACCCGCTGGGCGTGGTAGCGAACGTCTCCCTGGAGGAGCCGGTTCGCCTCCGCGAGGGCGTCCCGCTCGCGCAGGGCTGCGTCTCGCTCGGCTCGGAGCCTCTCGACGAGGGCCGAGAGGTCACGGACGTCCTTCGCAAGCGTCTGCTGCCACGCCTTGACCTCCATCAGCTCGTCTTCGATCGAGAGCATCATCGCTGCCTCGCCTTCTCGTCCATCCGACGAGCGAGCCGCTCCGCGTCCTCGAACGTCCAGCACGCTGCGAGGTTGCCGAGGCGCCCATCCTGCGTCGGTCCGACGACGTAGGCCGCTCTGCCGCCCTCAGAAGGGCCCTCGATCGCGACGTAGTCTCCTGCCCTGGTCTGCCTCTGCTCCACGCTTCCCTTGCCTTCCTGGCGCCAGAGGGCGCCTCAGTCTTCCGCCGACAGCTCTCTGAGGACGCGCCGACCGCGGCGGACCGCGTCGTCGAGGCGCTCGGGGTCCGAGGTCTCCGTCGCGTCGAGCAGCTCGGCGAGAGCGAGGACCGGATCCGTCTCGGGCTCCAGAGCGAGACGGTAGTAGGCCAGGACGCGGATCGCCGCCTCCAGGGCCTTCGACTCCGAGATGTCGAAGCTCCGCACGCGCTCGTTCCGAGGCTCGCGGATCCGCTCCTTGAGGTGCTCCAGGCGCCGTTCGAGGTTCGCGATGTGCGCTCCGACGCGCTCGATCCTGGGTGCTGTCTCTGCCGTTCCGCTCGCCATGACTCGCCTCGTCTGGCCTATCGGGCCGTCTCCGCATCGTAGCACCGACGAGCCTCGGCGAGCACGCCGATCGCTCGGTAGAGGGCCGCGTAGGCGGGCCCGACACCCTCGACTCCCGCTGCCGCCGAGTAGGGCTCGTGGCTCTCGCGGTACAGGACGAACGACGCGACGACTCCCGCAGCCGCGTCGAGTAGCTCCCGAGGAGGAGGGGCCTCGTCTCGCAGCTCGACCGAGCGGCCGAAGCGCCCTTCGCGGAGCAGCGCCTGGAGGTCGTCCGCTCCGACCGCGAGCGTCAGGCGAGGCCCTGCCGCGGTGTGCTCCGCTCCTACGATCGTGCCTCTCATTCGTCCTCTTCCTCTCGCTCTGTCGCCGCGAGCTTCGCTGCCTGTCGTAGAGCCCGCGACAGCTCCAGAGCGTCCTCGGGGTCGAGGTCGAGGCGCTTCGTGATGCGGTCGGCGCCGTTCGGGCCGACCTCCCACAGCTCGACCGTGACCTCGACGAGGGCGAGCCGCGTCGAGGGAGCGACCGTGATCGAGGCGCAGGCGTCCGAGTCGATGACCTCGACGAGGCTCCGAGCGACGCTCACGGCTTCACCTCGGCCCGCAGACGCCCGATTTCACACTGCGCCTCGATCTCCCGCTTGATCGCATCGAGCACGCTCGCAGCGATGCGATCCGCCGCCGCCGCCTCCGCCGCCCACTCCGCCGCCCACTCCGCCGCCCCCGCCGCCGACGCCGCCGCCCGCGCCGCCCACTCCCGCAGTGCCGCAAGCTGCGCCCGCGCCTCGTCGCGCTCGCGAGCCGTCTCCGCACACGACGAGCAGCTCTGCGTCGAGTCGTCGACCGCCAGCGACAGCGCCTCCATCAGGAGCGCGACCTGG